GGATCTTGTGCTGCCATTATAGTGCGCTATAAATTGTTAATGTAATTAGTCCAAGTAGTCCTATTAGTATAGTGTAATTAATAGCTCTTATTTGCCATACCTTAAGCCTTGCGTTATGGCTTCCTACTGCATGCTGAAAAGTCTTGCTCTTACCTTGCGCTCCAGCGCGAAGTAGATTCATGCTAATAAGTATATCTTCTTGTGGGTTTTTCATATTATAGGGATGCGTTGAAATTTAGACTGTGTATATTGAAGAGTTGCGCTGATTACTGCTGTAGCTCCTGTAGTGCTGCACTTTACGTAAGGTGCTATTTGATTACCCACGACAGGCATGTATAAATTAAACAAACCGCTACCCCATCCATTGTTAAACTGATTAACTAAGGTTGGAGTAGAGCTATATTGAGTAACCTTATCGCGCCATACCATAGCGCTATACTCAAGACTTGCTACCTTTCCTGTAAAGTCTCCGCTGCCGTAGTTGTATTCCATTATAGAGATGTACATCTTAGCCATCCAAACCGTTTCAGTAGGCATTGGTATAGTACCACCATCTATTCCATCTAATAATAAATCTACATCATTTATAGCATCGGTTAATTCACCTAAACCCATGAGCTGAATAAATCCATGTTGGCTTCTACCTGGTATCGTTGCGCCAAAATCGCTCTCTCCATCGTACCAAGTACCACCGCCAAAGTGCACCCCTCTCACGTCAGCTTGCGCCCATCTGCCCATTACGGTAGTACCTTCTAAGTTAGCCTTAATAAAGTTGCGATATCCTAACGCTTGAGAGTAGTTGTTGTTAGGTGCAATACCATGGCCTAAGCCACTAACTAAGATGCGCTCGTTATTGTTTTCAATTGAAGCTCTATTTACGTTACCCATTCCGGTCGCGCTCTTTTGGTTACCACTTGTGTTAGTGATATTGCTACCGCCTACGTTGTTTGGTGAGCTTATAGTACCTGGCTTACCGTTAGTTGGTGTAGTAGCATAACAGCGCCCTTTATCTGTGTTCCATGTGTAGCCGTAATACTCGCAGCATGCTTCTGATCCGTAGCTTGTATCTCCATCGTAATCTAAAAAATCTACTGCACCTGAGCTTGTGTTAATCTTGAATGGGGTGTATTGGCATAGCGCTCCGATATCTAACAAGCGCATAAGCTTGCACTTTGTTACTTGCTCATCTGCTACAATGTAATCTGTTAGCTCTATTACTCTCCACCAAGAATCTTTTACCCATATCTTATCGTTAAACTGAAGGCCGAATACATCAGTTACAGATAGCTGAAAGTAAGCTTCCATTATCTTCTGTTCGTCATCGTAAAGCTCTGCGATATACTCTCTCCAAAACCTATCCCACAATGTGCGTAATGGCATAGTTTCGATTGGATGCGGAGGAACTTCCTGCCCAAAATTTAAATCTAAAGTATCTACATCAGTAGGTACAGTTCTATAGTGGCTTAATAAAGGTATCCCGGTATAACTTGCTGTTGAAGTATCCTCATTATAAACCATGATTTCAGCTCCCTCAGTTCTTTTGTAAAGAATGCGAGGCCCAGGTTGCATGAATACCCCATTACCATTAAAGTATTTAGGGATAATGATGTAGCTATTAGGTATTAAATCGCAGGGCGAAGCTCCGAAGTTTAACTCTACTGTGTAATCGCTTGTACTAAAATCGTTGCTTGGATCAGTTAAGCGCAGCTCTCCATAAACTCTTTGCGCTCCTGTCTTATACTTAGCGTTAAAGAAATCTCCCTGCTCTTTGTAGCTCCACTTAAGCACTCTCTTTCTTACATCGGATGCAGGTGTAAGTGTGATATCTTTAGAAGCATCAAGCTTACCTGTCCAATCGTAATCAGTTCCGCTACCTAAATACTCTACCATTGGTATAATCTCAACAGCATTAGGGATGTTTGGATTAGGAACAAGTACAGCGTTAAACATCTTGAGAATATCACGTAGATAATCTATCTGCTTCATCTCGGGAGCATTTCTTTTGAAGCTAACAGGATGAGCAAGTAACTCACCGCTCACGTAAAAAATACCTATATCACTTCCTGAATTAATAGTAACTGCTTGCGAGCTTCCTGCATGAGCGTAAATATAAACTCTAATTTCATCCCCTACTTGCAGCAATAAATTCACATTAGCATTTACGCTGAATGGGTTATTTTGGCTAACGATATAAACATCACCTGCCTGATCGTAATCGTATTCAGTAGGCCCTACGTTTTGAGCAAATGGAATAGGCACTATTGTTTCTATGCCGTCTCTTGTTAATCCTAAAACTATATCGTAAGTGTGAACAGTAGAGCTATTATATCCTGTAGTGTCTACGTCTATTTCTAAATTAACACCAAAATCACAGTAGTAATTAACTTGAGAAGTATAAACACTTGAAGCAAAGCTATTAGATGGATCTAATGTTTCTATCCATCCTGTAAGCTGCTTATAATACAATCCACTATTACCTTGTGTATTTATACTTACCGCTTGGTTAGATGTATAGTGAGCACTAAACTTAGCCTCATCTGCGCTAACCGTTCCTATTGTGAGAGGATTAGTAATGTAAGGAATAAACATATTACCTAATTCACCATCTACTGTATCTCCACTCCACCCAAACCCAGCTTCAGAAATAATCTTATCCATGAGCCATTTAGCATTAACAGCTAACGTAAGCTCTGAAGTATAAACGGGATTAACTGAGCTGAATACTCTTCGGCTTGTAACCGTTGTATCCTCACTCCAATTCTGCCCACGATCGGTTAAAGTGTAGCAGATGTTATTATCAAATAAGCTACCATCATTAATAGCTACTACATTATCATAAGTATTCTCATGGTCAAATTCAGAGTAATCTAACTCGCTTATCAGCTTATCTCCAATGCTCTTAGCTAAGTCTACTGTCTCTCCAAAGAAGGCTATAACGAATTCATGTATCTGCCCTTGGTGAGTAACTGACTGCTTAAATTGTACGTGCCCTTCAGCGATTGGTAAAGTGTTTACAGATAGCGTTGCATCTATCTTACGTAATACATTAATCTGAGTAGTATCGTTGTTGAGTAAGCTTGGGCTGTATTGCTGCCCGAAGAAATCTACGTTATTCTTAGTAGCAGGTATTCTAAACTCCCTTGTAAATGCTCCCCTGGTAGTAAACTCAGAAACGCTATTGAAGTTAGATGAGTAACTAATGCTCTCATTCTCGTACAAGTCTACTACTATAGCAGCGCCATTGCTTGCCTTTACGGTTAATATTACTTCAGGTCTCATGCTGTATAATCGTTACTGAATTTTAACATTAATTCTAAATCGTTTTTCACGTAGCTGCGCGACTTAATAGCAGTATAGTTATTGCTATCTATTACTACCGGTGTAGCTGAGCCATCGGGGTTAATGATGTAAACAGATTCTGAGTAGATCAGATTCTTAAGGTATTCGAATTGCCCTTCGGTTAAGAAGTCTGTTCTAATACGTAGCATCTTTTCTACAAATGGGCTGCGCTCTGTTAGACCTCTGTCGTATGTGTTGAATCCAAACGCTTCAGTTTCATCAGCTGTGCCATAGTTGCCTACTATCTTTCTGTAGCGCTTGCGTTCTACTGAGTAATTTTCCTCAGAGCGTTTAGTAAAATTGAAATAGTCCCATCCACCTCTGCTATTTGTCCATCCTAATCTTACCTTATCGAATCTGCATTCCTCTGCTGCTTTGAATACAGCTATTGAGCGAGCAGCTGGTGAGCCTCCTGACTTTCTAAAGTTAATTAGGTAGTGATTCCATGTAGCAGCTAATCCGAATATATCGCTAATATTACCCGGTAAGAGAGGAAGATGGTTAATTGATGACTGAGCTATAACACAAGATAATACATCTGTTTGTACAGGTGTTCCTGCTGCATTAAATTGCAGTATTTGTACATCGTATATTGAATTACCTGTTAAATTTGAGCCATCATCAGCAGGTACAGTAAGCACTCCATAATCATCTGCAAAAGCTGTTATACCTATCGCATCTGCTCCTAATGAGTATTGGTTTATTAAATCATTTAAGGCATAAGTGCTTTCGACTAAATCGCTCATGATATAGCTTTTGCTGTATGTTAAAGCGAAGTAATCCGATGGATCAGGATTAAAGCCATTGCTAATCTGAAATGCTGCATTAATTAGTGAGCTTCCATCTAATGGATAAGCTGAAGCTGCGAGTACCTCAAATAAGCCAAGTACCTCATAGCCTTCGAAAATAGTAGCAGCTACGCTCATAATGTTTCGTGCTGTAGTGTCATCTTGCACCGTTGTAGATGCGAATAAGGAAGGCACAGCATCTGAGCTATTTACTCCTAAATCCATCTTAGCGTAGATAGCAGGGTAAAGGTCAAAAACTAAAGCTCCGTTAATGTTAGGCTGCACGTAAAAAGTATTTAGTGCGCCACCGTTAACGCTCACCTGTACCACGTAGCGAAATCCAGGCTGCCCTATGTTGGATGAAGTTGCCACTACCATAAGCTTCTGCTTAAGTGCTGTAAATGGATAGGGCTGCTGATGTATTGTAATTGCCATGCTTATGCAGGTTTAATATTAGTTAATTTTCTCGTTTGATTTAAGATGTAAATGTTCACAGCCTCACCCATTGCAGCGTTAAGTTGTGGCCCGTATTCAGGTAGAGTTTCTAAGTAAGCATCGCGCCAATAGTATAATGGAGCAATACCTTTCTTCTCTATGCTTTTAGCCATAGCAGTTGCTACAGCTAAACGCTTCTGCTCATCTTTGTTAACTGAGCTCTTAGCGAACTTAGTCATCTTGCCTGTTTCGCCCATGGCTCTCAGCTTAATCCTCTTTAGATTCATCCAATTCAGTATAGCAGGAACAGGAGGCTTAGCTGCTCCTGCTGCAAAGCGTGTATCTATACCTGGGTAGTTACTCTCCTTACCTTGCCTACCATATTCAACCCACTTACCATAGTCAGCAGATGAGTTGAATGCAATAGATGGAGTAGTGCCTGTAACATCTAAGTCATAGTAGAGCGAAGCTGCAAGCGTGCCTGTAGTGTTAGCCTTACGCTTCTTGCCGTACCTCGTTTGCTGGATGCGAATGTTAGAGCGTGCGCGATCAGTAACGGTCTCACCGAAATCTAAAAGCACATCGTATAGCGCTCCCTGTTCGAAAAGCTCAGCTAAGATGCTCATGCCTCTTCAGGTACTTCCTCTGTTACTACTTCGTACTTTCCCCACTCAATAGCTTCCGCTTCGTTGAGCGTTTCGATGTAACCATTTTCGGTTATCATTCTATACTTTGTGATTATCATGTGCGAGGTGTTGTTAATACGTTTTCATATCCAAAATAGTCGCAGAACACACTTCTATTTGTTATGCCTATTGTTTTAACAATAGACTGCTTTACATTAAATGCACGAGGATTATTAGGAGCCAACCATTTAGGAATATTAGTTGTGTGCGTTGCTGCTAAAGTTCCATTAATATAAAAGGCAACCGATGTAGCCGCTGCATTAACTTCTATTCTTAATTTAGTCCATGCTCCTGCTGTTACAGCTACCGATGTTGTTGTAAGTGTACGAACAGCTCCATTACAGGTCTGCGTTTGCCAATTAGGAGTAGCGGAAGTTCCGTTCTGAGTTGCGCCCTCATCGTAAGTAAAAAATGTTCCGTTGCCTTCAGCTCCATTTGTTGCTGAACTTCCAAAACCTGCAATAAATCTAAATCTTTCCAAAGATGTAGAAAGTGTTTCTACGCAAACATATGTTTCAAATACCCACGCACCACCACCAAAGAAAAATTGAGAACCAACAAAACCTTCGTTAATATGCGTAGCGTAAGCCGTTGCCGTTGTTCCTGTTTGATACTGACAAAATCCTATTTGACTTGCAGTTGCGTTTGGTATATTCGTTACTTGTCGAATAACACTTGCTCCTGCTCCACTTGTAAATTGTGTAAAGTTTGGTGTTAAAGTAGCTGTATTATCAAAGTCGGTAAAGTATTGAATGCCTCGTTTAAATTTGTCAATAAAAGATAATCCATTAACCGCGTCAACAGTTGGAAATTTAACCCCTGTTCCGTCTACTGCTAAAGAGTTTTGTTTATTGGCTGTATTCTCGGGAGTGTAACCGAGTGCCGTTGCGACAGTCTTATTTTTCCACAATGAAGTAGAACTTTCATAAGTCAACACGTTGTTGTTCGCAGGCGAAGAAATGTACACATTGTGCAATTCATCTAACTCCCAACCGTTCATTATCTTCACATAAATCTTTCCGTTGTTCGCGTGAGCGTATTCAACGTAACCGATAACAACGATATGTCCCGTTGCTCCTGTTGGTTTAATGTTAGTAAGCGCACCTGCTGTTGTTGGTGAAAGGTAAAGAACATCGCCATCTGCCCACGTTTCACCTTGTAAACTTCCCGTTGTGTTAATGTCTTCTAACTGACCAACCGTTTGGATAAAACCTTCTTGGTTTGTTGCTATTGTTTCGCAAACAATACCTATTGTATCTGCGCTGTTGTTGTCGTTATTAGCTTGTGCTAATTCAACAGCTAACCTTTGGCCTTGCGCTCCGCTAACTCTAACCGCTTGATAAGCTGCCTTTGTGAGCGTTGTGTTTGGAGTTACTTTGTTCACTACGCGAGCTACTAAATCTACTCCGTTCTTTAAAGCTACTGTGCCGCCTTTTAAAAGTGTTTCGCTGCTACCTATTGTGTTGTTCCATTGTGTAGCACCAACAACGAAGCCAGCGCCCGATGGGCTAACATTTAAACCGATATGATCAGCAGTTAAGTTGTGTGTCCCTAAGTCTACATCGGCTGTAGCTCCTGTGTAAGGAACGTAGCCTGTAAGAGATGGTATATCTTGAGCTGTGATAAATGGGTTAATGCCATCTTCACCATCGTTAACTAATTGACTTGTGTTAGTTATTGCAGCAGCTTGCAGAGCTGCTATATCCTCTTCTATAGAAATGATAACAGCACAATCGGGTAAAGTCTCACAAGTAAGCCCGATGTTATCTACTATTGCATACCATCCTTTTACTCCTGATGCATTAGTACCATAGTAGTAAGAATTACCCGGTGCTTCTTCGTCATTCAATAGGCTAACAAATACCCCATTCTGATCTAAGCTCTCAATAAACTGAAGTGCTCCCCATCCATCTGAAGGAGAATCTGTAGGTGTGTTATAGTTCCAGCTTGCAGGAATAGAGCATGCGCTCCAATCGTAATCTAAGTTAAGTTCTATTGTTCCTGTTACTCCTGTTAGCGTGTGAGTATACTGCTCAACAAATGGCTCAGAGTTTACAGGTCTGCTTAGCACTACCTGATCCCCAAACATATTGCCCAAGTATATCTCGTTAATTAAATCTTGAAAGATTAGTGAGCAGTCAGTAATAGACTCCGCTTGATAGCCTGTCTTATCTTCTTTATCGCGAGGAAGGTCTGAGATGAATATCTCAAAGCTGAAGCTGCGAGTACCTGGCGAATAGTTAATGGCGCGAGGCTTAACGTGAAGCCATGGCCATTCTGCCTCTTTCTCTAAATCGGCTTGGCTAATCTCACCATGTGTAAACCTACGCAGCTGAAAGTGCCCCTCAGCAAACTGTCTAAACCTATCTACTATTACGTTGTATGTGTAGTTAATTGTGCTCATATCTTATAGTGGAAATTAAGTAAGCTTTTGTTGTAAGCTGTTAGCGTAATCCATCGCGTATGTTAAATGGGTGAATATTGTTGAAGCTCTTGTGTTAGTGATAGCATCAAATTTAGTTATATCTCTTTCAGCCATCTCTTCGATAACGTGCCACCATTGGTAAACGCTTGCTAATGTTTCACCTCGTCTGCTAACAGACTGATCTCCCTCTTCAGCTTCTCCAGCTCCTTCTCTAAATATTCGGGTGTATTGTTCACTAAATCGTTTCTGAGTGTCGAAAAAAAAAGCAGCGCAGCATTCACATTGGCTAAGTTCATCTTCCTCATTTGAGGCACAAACTTAAGATGTACATCGCTATCGTATGGCTCTATCTTGTACTGTAGATTAATCTCAGCTGTAACAGGCCTGTATAGGATGCACATTAATTCGGGCAGTTGTTGAGGGAAATTCTTACTGCATTCGGTAAGGTCAAGCCACTCGCCAAAAGTCATGCTCTTAAGGTTAGGATGAAAGCCAAACTTCACCCCATCTATCTCAATGAACTTAGCGAATATCTTCTCATCGTTACGCAAGCCATCTGCATAGGCGCTCACTATCTTATCAATTGTGGGCATGTCTATCTTCCTGATATCGTCTCTCTTCAATCCTGTGATGGCTTGAATTTGGCTGATGCTATCTGTGCCTGCTGCTATAAAGTCTACGTATGTGCCAAGCGTCTGATCACTGTACTTAGTGCTTATTATCTTGTCGCTCATAGGTTTCTTTAAAGTATTGTTCTCCTGTTGTAAATAATGCACTTTCATTTGTTGCTTCATCGTGTCCATCAGCCCAACCTATATTGTAGGTAAATTCAATCTCACGCTTATGCATTGCTTTGGCTTTTGGAAATAACTCCTTAAACCACACATCTAATTCTGAATTAGGTCTAAATTCAATCTGCTTATTGAATTCTGATAAAAACCAATCTATGCTACTTTGCTTACTCATTCTTAAATATTTGTACCGTCTATTGTTATGTTAATGCTCTTAATCTCAGTGCTCAGCTCTTGGCGCTCTATGTACCCTCTTTGCTTGCCTTGTGTCTTAAGGTAGAAGATAACAGCTGAAGTGTTAGGTGCATCCTTAATAGTTACTACCTCACCATCATGAGTTAGGGCTTGGCGCTCTGCTCCCTCCATCAGCTTCTTAAGCTGCGACTCTGCAAAGTCTAAAGCTACATTCTTTAATGAAGCTACAGCGGCTGCATACTCAGCATCATCTTTCAGCCATTCGTAATGAGTCTTGCGAGAGATACCTATCTTCTCTGAAGCTTCTGTAACATTACCCAAAGAAGATGTAAGTGCCTGAAGCATAGCATCTTTTTTGATTGTTACGTTTTGTTCCTGCTCCTCACTCATGCTAACTTATTCTTGAAGTGTGTTATTAACTGCTCCATCTTAGAGTCATAGTATTTAGCAAAGGTACTAAAACCTTCACTATCAGCTTCATAAACTCTAAACATTATACCTCTCAAGCGTTGTGATGGCTTTTTAAGTGTATCTTCTAACTCTGATTTCAAGCTCTCTACTGCATCCAGCTCCTCACGTCTAAAGCTCTCATCTTTAAAAGCTAAGTAACCGAACTGATTGGCAGTACCGAACAGTTCAGCTGCCTGCGCTGGAGATAGTTCATTAGTGCCAAAGGTAAGTTTTAAAGTCTTATCCTTTCTTGTGCCTACGCTTTCAAGTTGTGCCGGTATTAATATCATTTGTTTGTTTTATGATCCACAATAAAGGCAGCTCTCATCCTCTCCACCCTCACCCTCATTTAAGATTCTCTCACATTCTTTGTTTACTTGTTCTTCACTCCAGTTAGGATGAAAAGCTTTTACTTGAGCCTTTAAAAAGTTATAGTTATTATCACTCATTTATATTAATCTTTATTAGTTATAGCTATTAGTGTAATTAGCTTTTAGCTTTAGTTAATGGCCTATAATCAGTAGAATGCTTATTAGACTTCTTACTGTTACATGACCTGCATAATAGTTGTAAGTTATCAAAATCTAAAGATAATTCTTTGTATAATGAATAAGGTTTAATATGGTCTACTGATATGTGCTCAGTTGAATTGCAGCACATGCATTTTTCACCATACATTTTTACTAATTCCACTCTCAATTTCATTAAATTAGATTGACTATAATTTCTATCATAGTTAGCACGTATCAAATCAAAATCAGCACTATCAAATAATTCTATAATATAGTCATTTAGTTTCTTATTTGTTGGTACAGTCAAATTATTTAAAGATAAAAACTCTCTAAGATAAACCTTCTGCTTAATACCAGGTTTAACTTTAATAGCATATTGCTTTAGCAGTATACTAAATATCTGCTTCTTAGCAGATCTTAGCTTATTGTTAGCAGTAGATTTAATCATAAACAAAAGAAAAGAAAGAAAAAGAAAAAAGGTAAAAAGAAAAAGAAAGAAAAGAAAAAGCTCCCCCAAGAAAAACAAACGTTCACGCTCAATAAGAGCGGTTGCTCGTTCCAAGCATTGATGTGATGCAAGTTTAGTCTTTGGTTACTGAGCTTTGACTTACTCAGGTAGTGAGTGCTATTCATATCTTAAAACAATAAAACCCCAAAGAACGTATGCGCCCGTTCAGAGGGGAATTATTAAACCTTAAATCGAATATCTTAACAGTAATCTTGCGCATGAGACAAATATAGAAATGTAAATTAATTACACTCACTATTGTGCAAAACTATTTAGGCTGTTTAAAACGTAGCGCTGTAATGTATATCCAAAAAGGAAGCCATACAAGCCCTGTAAATGCAATACCCACATAAGCATACCAATGGTAGTTAGATAAGTGCCTCTGATGTCTGTAAATGTTAAAGCTTAATACTCCGCAATGGATTAGGAAGCCTATAATGTAAATGGTTAAAATCATATCTTTTTTCTTTTAGCTCTACGTTTTTTTTGAGGTGTAACAGTTACCTCTGTTATTGGCTCAGGAGTGAGCTCTACTTGCGTTAATTCAATTAATGCTTGAGCTTGTTCTATCTTAGCCATATCTTGGGTTAATGATTCCTCTAACTGATTAAGCAGCTTATTCATGCAGGGAGTGCAAGTAGTAAAGCTTTTGCCGTCTCTAATTCCTAAATACTCTTTACGTAGTTTAAATAGCTTTTGCATTTCACCCGATTCTAACTTACCTCTTTTCTTAATTAGTCTAATGTGCTCAAGCGTTGGTAGTTTCCAATCTTTATCTTCTAACTTGGGCCATTGCTTAGCTGGGCAATCAGTAGCAGCGTAAGAAGCTAAGTGATCTACCGGGCAGCCACAAGGTTTAAAGGTTACCTCACCAATTTTATGAGGCTGCTTAAATGGGTTAATAGCATTTGTTGGAGGCCCACATGTACCGAATGTCTTATTGTAAACAGGGCACTCTTTGCAGACCTTAACTCTTGCTTCGAAGTCGGTTGTGTTTATCATCATATCTGTAGTGAATTACGTAGTGTAGTTTTCGCTTTCTGAATAGTTCTGTAAAGATAAGCTAAAGGTATTCCTGTTTCTTTTGCTAATGCCTGATAACTAAAATCGTCTAAGGCATAAAGAAAGAATAGTTCTCGCTCAAAGTAGGGAAGTCTGCTAATAAAGATATCTAACTGCTCATTCTCTAAACGCATACCTACGCTTTTGTTGACATCATCCATAATATCATCTTTCAGATCATTACGTATCTTCTCAAATTTTCTTAGCGTGTAATTGAATGAACTATTACTACAACGTGCAGAGAGTCTAATAGCATTGCTAACGTAATTGTTGAGCTTACCTCTCTTGTGAATATCTGCGAGCTTATCCTTATCTGATTCTAATATCTTAAGCAGCGTGTCATGGAGTAACTCATCTGCTATATCTGAGCGCACAATACTATGCGCTACTCTGCGCCATTCGGGATAACATTTATCGAACTCAGAGCGCCATGTAGTCATCTATAACTTTTTTAGCCTCATCGAAGCTCTTACATGTACATGCATAGTAGTTATTAGTAATGAGCTTATGCTGCCAATCTTTTTGGCTTTGACTCATTACACCTTTACTTGTTTTCATCCT